TCAACGTTCAACATCCGATGCTTCAACAGCACTGAATTCGCCCAACGCAATGACCACACCAATTGAATCAGCAAAGTGCATCAGTAGCAAGCCACTATCTGCGTCAAAACGATCCTGGCGATCACTTGTTGCAACAAGAACTCCGTAGGGCAGAGCACCTTCCTCATCGAACGGGCCAATCGGTATAGACGCAAAGGAACGATAAATTTCCACATCATAATTTTGATGCAACATCGCAGGTGCCCCACACAGCTGGATTACGTCTGGGTGCGCAGCATCGCCTGTGATTATCGGCTTGCCATCGACAAACGCTTTACCGACGTGCCCTTGTCCGCGTCCCCATGACCTACCCACTTCTCCGGATGGGTGGTTGCGGCTTTTTTCCCGCCAAATTTGCTGAAGCTGGTCTTTGTCCGGAAAATAAAGGTAAACACCGATACTCCATCTTTCCGACGCTTCAAATCCAAGAACTTCTCCGCCATTTAGATAAAGCGGAGACAGCGCATCTCCAACAAATTCAATCAAATCACTGGAGACAGTAACTTTGCCTCGGCAAGCTGCGACAGTCATCTGACGGAGCGTCAGTGCCGCGATGCTATGAAAAACCCACTTTTTTGCGTTTTCCAAAAGCGCCTTCAACTCAGCATGGTCGGCCCTGAGATCAAAATTTTCTACCGTGAGCGAAAATACTGAGCTGTCTGAAGGGTAAGAACGAAACCAAAACAACCCATGCAAAACTATGGCTAAAAGCCAGCAGAGTAAGACAAGCCAATAGTAGTCGCTCCAAAGAATCGTACTAAAGACCCCGAGCCCGGCCCATAGGGCCGGCATCACGACAACAAGCGCTACGTCAGTGGCGCGTCCTCGCTCTTTCAACCGTGACGCCTCTTTTCTCGCAGGATGATTGCTGTCCAGCTTGAACATTTCCCTCTCCGGCTACAACGGGCGATCGGACAGCCGCCGCATAAATTCCATCTTAAAAATTATGATATAAGATGGTGCCCCGTGCCGACGTAGCATGTTCGGCCAATTTCAAAGACATGCCTTCCCCGCACCTGCATTCAAAGCCCTGTTGAAAACGCTCGCGTTTTCGCGCAACCGACCGCACCTTTTGCATCGGACAGATCGAAAAGGATCGCTTCGGCATATCTGTCCAGCATGCCAGCAACATCGCACGCGGCAACGCCTGGATGGTGGAAGCAAGGGCCGGAAGAGTGGTGCCTGCCGGTCTGACCACGCGCGCAGCCGTCGCCATAGAACAGACGCTCGGCATATGGCCGTCAGATGACCACAAAGCTTTCGTCGAGGGCAGTGCGATGGCGATGCTCCGCTCTGAAAATGGGCGCCGCGTTATCATGGAAGATATCGGCAGATGGTTGGATGTTCAGACGCAGCACGTGCCGCCTACGAGAATGATTGACTCCTAAACCAACAAGAACATAATGAGAACGAAATCTAACGATCGAGTTCTCCATGACGAAAAGAAACGAAGCAGCTTTCGATAATTGGTGGGCATGCCTCCCTTCTGGAGAGCGTGAGGCGCTGGACGAGGCCGCATGCAGGAAGGTGTTTTGTGCAGGGTTCGCCATCGGTGCAAAGCCAGAGAACAAGACATTCATGTTCTCTGTCGGCAAGCGTCGCGTCACCGTCCAGGCGCCGAACTATCGGTCAGCCAAGCACAAGGCGGAAATCACCATAGCCAAGAGATTTGAGGCTGAAGGAAAATCGCCGCCACGCTCCGGCTGGGTTCTCCAGCCTTGTTCACAGAGGCCGGCAAGCCAATGAGCCTACCCGCGCTGAAAGATTTCCGAGGCGAAAAGATCGACATGTCGTGCCATCGCTGTGATCGCCACGGCGTTTATGATCGAAAGGCGCTCGTCAAAAAGTTCGGCGCGAAAACGAAGTTCGTCGAACTGCGTCGGATCATGGCTATCGGGTGCGACCGCCGAGGAACGGACAAGTGCGAAGCTTCCTTCCCTTGCCTGCTGGCTGCGAACATCCTGATCGGAGCGGGCGGAGATGAGTGACGAAGGCCAACAGAAGAAAACCGACGCAGGCCCTTACGTGCATTATTGCGAGCACCCCGGCTGTGCCGCTTGGGGCAGTTTCGGCTTTGACCAGGGCGGCGGCGTGATCCGCTGGACCTGCATCGAGCATCAGCCGTCAGATTACAAGGGCCTCAAACCGTTTGGGTCACGCAAAGCAAGATAAACACAATACGCTGACAGCGTATTTTGTCTTGACCGATATACGCTGACAGCGTATATATAAGTCATCAACAAACGAGTTGATGACGGCGCCTCCCGAATGAGGGGCAAGGATCAAGGCAATGAAAAAGATCGTAGTCGTATCCGGCAAATTCCACGCAGTCGCAGTCCCTCAGAACCCCTGCGCGTGGTATCTTGACACATGCGATATCAAGGCAGAAATCGCAGACCTTCGTCGCGCCTATGGCGTTGACCCCGAGAAGGATGTCAAAGTCCTCGAAACCGTAGAAAATGGCTACGGCATCGCATTTGAAGGCAAGGGTGAAGTCCTCGCACGCTTTACATCGCACGAAGATGCGCAGCGCGCAGCAAACCGATACGCGAAGGAGGCTTGAATGGCGGCCTCTTTCAACCGGGGGCGCATCAATTGCGCCCCACTCACCATCTCGCCCATAGCACGCTCGCACATGATGGGTCTTCCACCCAACCTGGAAGCCGTGGCATCGATCTATGATTATTTCCCGGTCGTATCCATGGGCCTGATGGTGCGGGTCAAAAGCACTGGCATCCTTTGCCAATGGCGCGGCCGCGCTCTCAAAAACCTTGACCAGCGCAAGGCCACAGCCGCGCTCAACCTTATGCAATCGAGGATAGACGAGAATTATGACTGGTCCCAAAGAAAAGGAAATCAACAGCCGGATGGATCTGGCCGCGCGAGAGACGAAGGATCTGCTGCAATCACCTGAATACAAGGCGCAGCAAGCTGCCGAACTGGCGGAACTATGCAAGGCTTGGCGAGAAAAGGCCGACATCCCCGCATCGCGCGCTGCTCAGGTGCTAGGCATCCCGAAGCGGACTTACGAAGGCATTGAACAAGGCAGGGGATTTCCGTATCCGCTCTTGCTGACGCATGCGATAAGATCATTCGATTGATCGAATTTCGATAACAAAAAAAGCCTCGGCCGTCACCAGCCGGGGCTTTAGCTTGCCGCCTCACGCGCCGCCGCTTATCGCGCCAGCAACCAGGCCCATAGATCAGAGCCGAATTTGGTGACGACAAATGTCAGCGCCGAGGCCCCGACGCCGACGATCGCCAGCGCACCGATGCCGCGCTGCCGCCACACCTGCACCTCATCCACCACCGGCCGCATGTCCTTTACGTCATCCTGCACATCCGACACGGTCGCCTCGACCTTGCCCATGCGGTCGGTCATCTCGTCCATGCGCCGATGGATCGACGCCCGACTGACATCCGACTTTTCTTCCGAGCGCCGAACGCTCTCAATGAGCATGTCCAGCTTGCCGGACAGCATGCCTATCTCTCGCTGCATGATCGCATCTTCCGTTTGCACCGCCGCCGCCCTTTGCCCCTGCCGTGGTTGAGACCGTTAGTGCACCGCCCGGTCATGGGCGGCGCACTCATCTGGCGTCCAGGTGCGAGATCCGCAGACACCTGCCACGGTGTCATCGATCCGCGCCTGATCTTTTGGCGTGGCGCCCCGCGCGCCGATCAGCGAGGTGCCGATGATCGCCCTAGCCGTCGTTTGCAGTTGGCTTTTCGAGGCACTCACCTGTTGCGTTGAGGTACAGGCCGCCGCGCTCAATGCACAGGCGACGACGCACACGAGCCTTGTCAGCTTCATTGGATAACTCTCCTATTGCGATTGTGGTTGCGGCCTGCAGGCTGGCGCGCTCCGCCGCCCTCGCCTCTCGCTCCGCCGCCGGCTGCCACACCAGCGCATTGATCGAGAGGCAGGCGACAAAGCCGGCCACAGCCCCGGCGCCGAGTTTCAATCCGTCCAGAAGGCCGATCATGGTCAGGCCTCAATTTCGCGACGGATAGATTTGATCCGCCGGACGATCCATTCCCCTCCAACGAGCACGACGGCGAGAACCACGACGGCGATACCGGCCACCAGCAGCAGGCTTTGCCAGTTCATGCCGGCAAGCCATGCCGCAGCGCCGCCGCCACCGAACAGCGTGCCGAGCAGGCCGGAAAGCCAGTTTGTTTTCTGGCGCACCTCTTTCTCGACAGCGGCCGGCACGACAGGTTTTTCAACCTCGACAGCAACCGGCTTCTCGACGACAGTTTCGACCACGACCGGCGCGGCCCGCACCGTCTCGGAAGCTGCCCCGCTCAACTCCACGAGGCGCGCATGCAGCGCAGCGCGCGTTTTTGGCCCCACATCGCCATCCACATCGGCAAGGCCGCGCTCAAGCTGGAAACGCTTGACCTCACTTTCGGTGACGCCATACCCGCAGACAACGAGGCCGATGCGACCATAATAATCGATGCGGTCCGCCAGCCCGTTCTTACCGCCGTTGATCTTTTTGGTGATGGTCTCGATGTCGTTCTGGTCTGCCCAGGTGTTGAGCTTGCGTGTGGACCAGTACCAGATCGGTGCCAGTCCCTCCCACGGATCGGAATTGACCGCATCCGGATTGGCGACGAAATCCGGAGGGTTATACCCCTGTTCCCGGCACCAGTCGCGAAACTGCCGGTAATTGCTCTTTCCGGTAATCTGGATGCCGGCGCGGCCACGATACTTGTATCCGTCGCCATCGCGCTCAGGCGTATTGCCGAGATCCGTGCGCGTATCATAGCGCTGCTGTGCGGCAGTCGGCCCCCAGATTTCCTGATCGTAACGAAACGCTCCGCTCTCGTGCATGAGCTGCGCAAGGTAGTGCACAAGCCGATGCAGACGGTCGAGACCGGCATCAACACCAAACCGATCGAGCGCCACCAGCACGGATTGCATGTTGGCGTCATTGGGTTTGATTTTCGCAGCCATGCGGATTTGCTGCGCCGTTATGGGCACATTCATGGTGTTTCTCCGGGGTTGGATTGATTTCGACCGTTGGTCGGATATCCTCCGCATCTCAAATGGAGGCGGGGATGAAGAAGATTGCAATTACTGCCAGCGTGGTCGCGCTGGCTCTGTCAGGCTGCGCCGGCGTCAATTACGCGATCCAGCATTATAGCGGGATCAAGCCAGTGATCTGGACAAGCCCAACAACTGGGAAGTCATACCGGATCTACGACAAGCGGGCCGAGAACAGACTTATGATCGCCCTCGGCTTGGGTGAATCTGCACTTCAGGGCATTGGCGCCGGCGCAACCCTCGGCATTGCCGATACGAGAACGCCATCGGTCGTATATCAGGATGCCGCGCTGGAGTGGCTCGCAACAACCGGCAAGAAATGCGAGGCGAAAAACATCTCGCTCGTATTGGAGCCTCAGTATGAGGTCCGCTATGTCTGCGCCGGCATTCCGGCATAGATGAACACGCTCACCGCCATGTAAGGCGGCATATTATCATGCGCCTCGCCGCCTCCGGCCTCGCCGGTGGCGCCGGTCGAGACAGATGCAGTCGGCGGCTTGGTAATGTCGCCGGTGGAAATACCGAGCAGCGTGGTCGCCAGCAGAGCCTTTTGCACCGGCGTCTGCGCCACGCTCGCTTTCACTTCATCATGGCTGTGTTTCGGCATTTGCGGAGCGGTCAAAGCCACCTTCTCGGCCCCGCCGGTGGCAGCCAGCGGATATTTTTGCCCTGCCATCAGAAGGAAGCGATCGCCTCCAGGCGGAAGCCCGAATGTCGTGCTGGCAGCGCTACCGCCATACTTCGTGCCCAGAACCGCGAAAAGCTTGGCGTATTGCACCTTGCCGATCATGCGAGTGGTTTCGGAGAGCAGCAGCCACCCGTTGTGATCCTGATCGCCGGGAATGAAGCTGATCTTGCCATCGCCAATACGAGGAAGGCGAGCTAGGCGGTTGGGGTTGGTTGCCATAACGAATCCTCCTTGAAATCGAAAGCCTCACCAGCAATGATGCGGTCCTTGATCTCTCGCCCGCGCATGAACATGAAGGTCACGAAGTCATCTGCCGCCTGGCCGAACTCCACCATCATCCAGGCATCCATAGGGGTCAGCGAGTTGTCGGCAGCGATCCATGCAAAGTTCTGACCGGGTGTAGCCCACTGAAGATCACCCTCTCTTGCGCCATCGATCTGCGCTTTCGTCGCGCGCGCCGCCTTGCCCGCGATGTTGAGGATATCGCGTTCGCGCGCCTGGTAGACCTTGCCGTTAAAGGCGAAACCGGCATCCATGCGGCGATCCCGCTCGGCATCCACCACATCGGTCGTCAAAACCACAGACGCCAGCGCGTTGACTATCTTCGGTGAGCCATCGACCATCTGCAGGCTGGACGAGACCACCATCTGCCCTGCCGGAATAGGATCGGCCGGAGTGATCACCTTGAGCTGATAGCCCCGCAACGACCACCCATCGACCGCCGGAGAAACACGGGAGCCGTCCGGCAGGTCAACCCATCCACCTTCGGCGAATTGACCTATAATTTCCGTGCGATTGAGAACGGGGTTGTCCTTGATGAGTGCGAGCATTTTATTTCCTTAATAGAAAACGGCGGCGCTATGGCTCATATTCGTCCCGCCCGTGTTGCTGACTGAAAAGGAGGCAGCAGAAGTGTCATTGCGAAATGCAGATGAATGCCGATCACCGCCCACGGCGAAAAAGCTTGCTGAAGTTGCCCCCGTCCAATTAATTGCCGCCGTGCCGTTGTTCTGCGCAACAGCAATAGTTCCGCTCTTTTCAGGGGCAGTTAGAGGAATTGCCGCCGTACCGATTGATCCACCCGTCTGATGAATTAGTCCCAGGCCGCCAGTCACAGAGTAAACGGTTATGCCAACGTTAGTTGACGCCGTGCTCGACATAGTCACGACAATATCAGCAGAAGCCCCTGACGTTACCTTAAGACGATATATGGCCGAGGAAATATTCGGACTTGACCCGGTTGCTCGACCGGCACTGACGACCAGTTCCGCCGCCATGCCGCCAATTGAAACCCCTGAAATGTTGGCGTTCGATTCTGTGGTTACGCCGACCACAACCCAGCGATCCAGAGAAGCGGGACCTATATCCTGCGCCGCAAAAGTTCTCTGCCCTCCAGATGCAGCACCGACAGCCGTAGACACGAAGGACACACTAACAGGAGCCTTACCCAAAGCGTATGGAGGAGGAAAGAACTGCATCACCATCAGGCAATCCTCTGCAAGGCTACGGATGGAACGCCGGTGACGTTCGTCACATAGGCAAGAAACAGCGCCGTGTTGTCGGTAACGTAGGCATCTCCCGAAACTTTTGCGAAACCGGTAAAGGTTATGGCTCCCGCTGTCGCAGAATTGTAGATTTGAACGACGCAATAACCCGTCACGGCTGCGGGTGCGAATGTGTGAGCGCCACCGTTATTGTAGGACTGCATCGGCCGTCTGGACGGGTCAATGGTTACGGTTCCTGCGCTGATTACCCCAAGATTGAGCGCCGTTACCCCGGCCCCTCCGGTGATGGTCTGGCTTTCGACATTCGTTTTCACGTTGTCGTTCATCCGGCCGTCGTCGCCAGCCGCCACAGTTCCAGCAACGGTTCCCACATTGCGCGCCGCCGCATTGCCAGGCGCAAAACCAATGCTCGTGATAACCTTGCCGGTGGTGCCTGAGAATACAGCCAGATGTAAATTCGCTGCACTGGCAGGTCCGGTTACGTCGGAGCCAGCCTTGATGCCGGCAAGCTTGTTTGCCTCAGTCGTTGTGTAGCCCTGATAACCAGCAGACCACGTTAATGCGAGCGTGCCGGACGTTGTGACCGGAGATCCTCCAACGGTAAGACCTGTCGGCGCCGAAAGCCCGACACTCGTGACCGATCCTGTACCCGTGCCGTTCTGACCGGCAGGGATGCCGAAGTTGAGAGCGACCGTATCAGCATCGACAACAGTCTGCGTCACCGTCGCGCCGGAGCCAGCTGGTCGCGTGGTGACAGTCCCGATTATGATCTCGGTATAGGGCCCAGTCGGACCTTGTATGCCCTGTGGACCCACCCCATACGAGAATGGCCCCGCCCAGTCATTCAGCGTTGCGCTGCGCTTCACGTAGAGCGCGAGCGTAGCGCCGTCATTGACAAGATAGGAAAACCCCTGCGGCTGCGCGCCGTAAGAATTCCGGCCAGACAAAGGTCCGCTCACGTCATACTTGAACAGCGTGCCGTTTCGCATCTCCTCGATCAGTTCGGAGAGCGCCTCAGCATTGCGGATGATCTGGTTTTCATCATCCTCGCGGGCGATGGCATAGGCATAGGTGCCAGTCGCGCCCCGCCATTTCGTGGCAGCCGTGATGTTCACATTGCTGTTGACGCTCGCGATCGGAAGCGGGTTGCCAGCGGCGTCCGGATAGACGACGCCGGCCACGATCAGCGCCGTCTGCCAAGCCGTGCCGGTACCAATGACCACGGCAGAGCCGTTCGTCAGGGTGATGGTCCCTGTCGTGTAATTTGCCATGTGTGGATTGCCTTTTAGGGAGCCAATATGACGTATCTGACGAGGCTGCCGACCGCGTCGGCCCGCGCAACGAGCTGCAGGTTGCCACTCGCCATATTGAGATTTGCTTGGACGGCGAGCAGCCGGTGGCTTTCATGTTTGATGATAAACACGGGGGGCGCGGCGAAAGTCCTTCCCAAGGAGACGCTCACCGAGGTTCCCGGCGGCACATTGACTAAGCCGGTAGCAACATAAGTGAGCGGGCGCGACATCTCTTCATGGATCGTGCACTCCTGCAGTGTCGCAGTCCGCGCATTAATGCCTGGTCGAGATATGCGCATTTTGAAAACGCCGTTGTCATTCCCGATAAAGACCCTTTCAACCATCTATCTCGGCCTCTTGAAAATGACGTATCCCATGCGAGGTCGACGATTACCGGCCTGCCCCCCTTCGATGTAGAAATTTATGCTAAGGCCGGCTGAACCAACGGATAAACTCAAGTTGCCTATACCCGAACCATTTATATAAGTTATCTGAGGAGGATACGACACAACAGACGACCCCTGGTCCAGAAACGTTATATAATAAAGTGGGTTATACCCCAGCGCAGCCCAACTTCTTTGCCCAGAAATGAAGTATGTATTATTCACGTCTTGCGTAATACTTAGATTAAATACACCAGAAGCATGAATTTCCAGAGATGAAAAACGGCTATCAAGGATTAGCGCTTTTTGTGGATTACTTACATCGTCACCAGGCTGGCTAACAAAAAATCCTTTTGCGCCAAATAAATCGCCGATCAGCGTTCTCTCCATGATCACATACCCACGGCAAAAACTATATAAACGACAGAAAAGCTGTTTCTCTGCCTGTTTATGTATAGATAATTATTATCTGTTCGGCCATCTACCGCCCCGCCAGGGAACTCACCTGTGGTGATTACCAATGCGGAAGGTGCATAATGAAGGCTGTAAGGAAACGGCACCGGATGCTCTCCATAGGGCGCGTTGCCCCCTGCGCCTGGAACAGTGAGCGAGCCGGAAGCGATAACCAGACCACTCGCCATCCAGTTGCTGTCGAATATCTTCTGCTCGTCCGGCATATTCGGACTGGCATCGAAGCCAGCCTTACTCATGATGATGCGGCCTGCGTTCGCAAGAAATCTTACTGACATTGGTCAATCCGAGAATGACAGGAAATCGCCGGCCAGGTTGAATATTGTTTTTTCGCTTGGACTTACCATCAGCGCGGCGCGGATAGTCCCGATGTCGGCAACATTGAGTTTCAGCACCCCGTTTTCGAACACCAATGGCAGTGTGTACTGCCCGCCATCTGTTACGACGAACTGATCCGCGAGGATAGCGAACCGGCTGCGCTGGACGCCAGACATGGTGTAGAGTTCGAGAAAGAAGCCCGTTTCCTTGAACGCCTCGTTGAGCGATCCTCGGATCGAGACCGAATATCGAGCATCAACACCACTCTGATTGGCAGCAACCGTGAAGGCGACCCGGCCTTGTGCGGATATCCCCAACACCGACGCATTGAGCGAAGTCACCGTCTGAGAGAGCGCACTGTTCGAGTTCGTCAGCGCCGTTAGCTGCTGCCCTACTGCCGCAGAGTTCTCATCGAAATCCGCTTCCAGCAGAGTGATGATTTCGGCCAGCGCATCGTCATCCGACGCGCGAACCCGCCGCTCTTCGACGATCTGCGCGAGCGCATCGCCCATCTGCGCCTTCATCTTCTGGCGCTGTACCTCGCCGACCGCCCCATTCAGGCTAAATGATGTGATCGCCTCTCGCAGCTTCCGAATGGCATCGGCATTGCTGGTCTGCAGTTCGGCGAACCGGTCAAGCACGTCCTTGTTGAGATTGTCGAGGCCCACCTCAAGATCATCATTGCCACCTTCCAGCGCCGTCGCCTCGATCTGTGATGACCAGCTCGTGACGCGAGAGGGCGCAATCAAGATGTGCTCGAAGACATAGGTTTCGAGATTGACCACGCCCTCTTGCAGCAGCACCAACGTTTCGCGAGAGGTGATGGAACGACTGAACTTGTTGTTCGGCTCGTTTTTAGGCCACCAGCGAAACTGCACGCCCTCAACGGTCACATCATCGACCGGCGACCACGACACGCGGAAGGCCGGATAGGTCCGGCCATCAGGACCAGCAGCCAGAACCGGGATGACCGCCCAGTCCTGTAGCTCATTCAAATAGACCGGCTCCGCTCCGGGGATTGCCACGACCGGCGGTGTAACGCCAACCGTCGTATAGATCGAAGCATCACGCTCCTGGAGGGAGAGCGAGACATTGCGAGGGCCGTCGCTCGTCAGCGCCCGAATGGATCGTGCCTGCACGATATAGACCCGGTCACCGTAGCGCGCCGAATTCCAACGCACCCAGTCTCCGACCTTGATGTCCTGAAAATACGGGCGCAGCACGACATCCGCCGTCGCCTCGAAACGGTTCTCGTTGTAATAGATCGACGCGAGCTGGTTGGCCTGACGCTTGGAGGTCACCGTCTCGAAGTTCACCTGCATGTCGAGGGTGCGGCGATCCAGCGCCACCTGGCTGACGTTGGTCTGCGTGTCGTATCCGACCGGCGACCACATGTTGGCCGGCTCTGGATATGTCCCACCCACCGAGTTCACCAGCTCGGACATCGAGCGCTTTTTCTTAAAACGCACCGGCTCGCTGATGATCAGGTCCGCATCGGCAAACGTTGCGACTACCGGCTGAGCCGTCCCGATCAACGGCCACGACCCCTCCACGCTATCGATCACCATGCCGGCGCAAGACGTCATCAGGGCGTCGATGTTGTCGCCGTGTTCCGCATCAGCATCCAGCATGATCGAGCACTTGTAACGCGTCTCGCCGCCGGCAATTTCGTCGCAGATATTGGCAGCGACGGCATACTTGTCGATCGGCAGATCACTCGCCGCCATTTCCATTCCGAGAAAAAAATCCGGCTGCCCGAGCGAATTCTGACCCCACGCAAAGCCGCGGCAATAATTGTAATCCATCACAATGGGGTTTTGACTGAACTCGTGTGTCGAGTAGTCTCCCCAACGATGGGAACCTGAGCCGCCGACAGTAGAATCCTTACGGAAGTCATAAAGCCGCGCGCCACGGATCTCGAAGAAGAAATCAGGGAAGTTTGCCAGCTTCTCCTGGTCATAGGTCATGCGGGCGATCAGGTAGCAGAGACCATCGCCGCGATGATCCGCCGTCCAGCGACCGGTCGGGTTGGAATTGGTAATCAGGCCGGCGTTGGCCGTCGTCTGCGTGCCGCGATAAAAGACAAACGTCATCCGGCCGGCGTAATCACCGTTCGCCACCGCATAGGTCGTCGAGTGCGCGTCGGTCGCCGTCTGGTTCAGTGTCAGCAGAGAGCCGCCGGCCCAGATCCGGCTCAACCCGTCGCACGGGTAGTCGGAAAACACGAATACCTGTTCCAGCCGCTTGTTGGACTTGTCGTAGGTATTCACGTAGCAGTCGTGGCCGGCGATGCCGACGAGACCGCAAGCCACCTGACGCGCCTGATTTTCACCGTAGGTCCGTTCGAACTGCGTGCCGGTAACGGTCTTCTGGTTTTTCTTGGCCAGCTTTTGCTGGATCTTGGCTGCAACGAAATTGAGGCCAATGCCGATAATGGCCCTGCCGACAATACCGAGGGCGCCGATCGCGGAGCCAATGGCTCCGATCGCACCAACAACCGCAGAAATGATGGGCATCTATCGAACCTGATAAGCGCGCGCGACGGCGGAAACGGGCAGGAATTGAAGGTCGTATCCGGTCATGACCTCGATACGCTTGCCGGCGATGCGATCGACGCGGCCATAGATGGTGCGGACAGCGAAGCCGGCAGAGGTGAAGACGCCGCACGAAATCGCGCCGTCACGGTCGATAACGCCGACATCGCCGCGCATGGCGGTCATGGGCGCGATCGGTTCACCCAGCGCCTTCACGAGGGCTTCCTCGACCGTCCGTTCGAACCCGTGCTTGCGAAAGACCTTGTAGCCGTCCGCCTCGCTCTTGTACTTCTGCAGCTCCGGCAAAATGCGTTCGCCGGTAACGGCCTCGATCGCATCCATGGTCATGATCCAGCAGTCCGAAACGCCCCATTGACCGGCGCACGCCTGATGCTTCGCCACAACATCGTTGAGGCGATTTTCCCAATCGGAATGTCTCATGGATCAGCCTTTGTTGATCAGGCCCTGTAGGACTGTGCCTATCGAGTTGTTCGACGATGCGACCGCCGCTTTCACACGGCCCCAGTAAACCTCGACGCGACCGGCCTGCCCTGCATGCTGAAAGAACTTGTCGCCAGCGGATCGCCTCTGCTGGTCTGCCATTGAACGCACGCGGCCATTGCGGCGACTGTAGTCGAGCTGGCGCCCTTCGCACATGGCGGTCAGGACATACCCGCGTTCTGGGTCGGCCTCGTGATTGACCACATCGAGGTAACCGCGAGCGACGGTTTCGACTTGAATCAGTGCTCCGGTATCTGGATGAAAGTGCGCATCCATGACCACGACCGGCCGATCGCGATAGTCTTCGTTCTCGATCTGGAGAAGGACTTCAGGCGTCAGGCCATCATCCGGACTTTCTGCAAGCGTCAGAGTAAAACTGCCGTCTGCCGTGGTGCCCGAGCCTCCGCCAATGTCGGACACCTCGATCAGGCCAAACGGCTTGTATTCGACGCCTGCATAGGTCAGCGGCTCGGAACGAGCGATAAAACCGTAAACGCCTGACGCAAACTGAAAACGCAACATCTGGCGCGTGCTGATGCGGCCCTCGTCGTAAAGGGCCTTGACTTCGGAAGAAAGAGCCATCAGCGCCCCTCCACCAGTTGGAAAGACGCAGTGTATCGACCAGACGATTGCTGCATCGACCAGCTACCGGGAACCGGACGCATCAAGAGAGCAGGCCTCGCGAAGCGCACGACGGTGCCCACGCCTGAAACCGCTGCAAATGGCGGCGGCTCGACTGCAATGCTGCGCGCCTCGCCAGATCCGGAAACCTCAGAAATCCGCCCCACATAGTACCGGCCAGAATTCTCCAGCCCGACACGATCGCCAATGACGAGCGACAGACCCACATCCACACCATTGACCGACAGGATATTGCCCGAGGAGACCGAAACGAGGTTGCCCGGATCGTTCGCAGGCGCCTGATTGCTTCCGTGATTTTTGGGAAAACACACATGCGGATGACGGAATAGCACGCTGCGCAAACCTCCCCGCAGCGACATCCACCACGCCTCAAACTCTGCAAACTGGCTATAGACCAGCGATCGAGTGACGAGAGAGGCACGCCAGGTCGGATCGGCCACCTGGGTATAGTTGATCAACCGGGCTCCAGACGGCGAAGCCCTCACGCCATCGTCGAGCGTGAAATCGGCAGTGACGTAACCGACATTCGGCAGTTCGCGCGGAAATGTCACCACCATTAGATCGCCCTACGCCTCTGCGCATCCTTGACCGTGCCGACGATCGTACCGGGAAGCTCTGCCCTCAGCTTAGCAAGCTGACGCTCGACCCGCGCAAGCCCAGCGCTGTCGGCCCCCGTTGCATCGATATTGATCGGCATTGAAACGGAAACGCCTCCGCCACCCATGGCTTTAGGAACTTTGGGAATAACCTGAGCGCCGCGAGGCAGGTTCACCAGCTCCGGACCTTTTTCGCCGACGACAGCGAGACCGCCCGGAGCGAAGTTGGTACCCTTGGCAAATCCCGGCACAGCACCGATGAACTGGCCGAACGTGGTGTTGGCCTTGAAGCCACCACCACCGCCGAACAGGCCCAACAGGCCCGACAGAAATCCACCGCCTCCGCCGCCAGCATTATTGATCTTGAAAATGCTGTCGAGCACATCGTTGATCAGTGAGTCGCCTATTTTCTTCAGGCTGGATACGACAAGGTCTCCGGCTTTGGCGCCATCTGTTAATCCGTCGATAAGCCCTCGCGTGACATCCTTCGCTGTCGATAGAGCGTTTTCTGCACGTTCGCGGATCTCATCCTGCTTTTCCGAAAGCCGCTCGCTTTCGACGACAGCAAGAGCATAAGCGGTCGACAGACTCTCGATCTCTTTCGCAAGCTCAGGAGTGACCTTCTTTCCGGCCTCTTGCGCGGCGGTTAGCAACTCCTGCTTTGCTCGTGCTTTCTCGACAGCAAAACCGTAATCCTCGATCAAAGGGTTTACACCAGCCTGCGCCGAGGTCTCCGCGATGACGGCAGCCGTCCGCTCTTTGATTTGCTTTATCTCGCTCGCGTAATCATCGAGACGCTCCTTGCGCGCTTTCGCTTCCTTGCCGCCGACAGGAGCCTTGAAGTCAGAGAGCGATACGGGTGTAACCACTGCAGCTGATGGCTGGCGCCTTTTTCCGCCACGGATTCGAGAACCGCCCATCTGACCATTGGTTCCGGCCTCCGATCCACCCGGAACCGCCTCGAAACCGGTCTCACCAATGCGATACCCTTCGATCGTCGCCGGGATCGTTCCTATCTGAGCCTGCAGCCTGGAAAGTTCTGCCCTCAGCTCCTTGAGCTTCACCATGGCTGGGCTGGTGTCGATCGCCATTTGAGGATTCGCTTCAATGCGATCCTCCAGATCCATGATCGCGCCTTCGACGTTCTTGATCTTTGTCTGAGCCGCATCGAGAGCAGGGTTGATGAACTGCCCTTCGCCATCCGTCACGCCAAGAGCCTTATTTAGACCCTGCCATTGCGGAATGCTGTTGAAGAAATCATCAATCTCCGTGCGAGCATCCCGAACTTTTTTTATCAGACCAGCGACGTCGAACGCAGCTATTTCACGCGCTGCCCAGTTTATCCCATCTGCGAAGTTTCGGCTCGCCCCCGTGCTATTGTTGAACTCACGAGCCACATCAATAAGAGATGTCTTCAGGTTTACATTGGCCTGTTCAACCGTGAAAACGGCGTTTTTCACCTTGTCCTGAAGCGTCGGCGCCCCGGCCTCAAACGCGCGGAAGAATGCTTCCGAGGAAATCTTTCCGTCGATAACGAGAGCCTTCAGACGAGATACAGATCCTCCGGCTTCCTTCAATCCAGCCGCAACCGCCTGCGCGATCGTCGGCGCGCCCTCAAGAATTGAATTGAATTCTTCGGCTTGGACCTTACCCGCGCCTAGAGCCTGACCAAGCTGCAGAAGAGCGCCACTGGCCGACTGAGCATCTGTGCCAGCAACGCGCAGCGCCAACGCCACATTGTTGGTAAAGCCAATCAGTTCTTCCGTACTGACGCCGAGCTCTTTCTGGTTTTGGGCAGCTTTCCCGTAGAGAGCGGCAAGCGTCTCGACGGGCGCCCCATTCTCTACAGCCGCCTTGCTAAGGCGCTGGTAAACCCTTTCTAATTCTTCGCCGGACAGGCCAGCGACCTTGAGCGAGTTGTCGATCCGCGTGGCAGCGTCTGACAACTCCACCGCACCACGAACGAACTGCGACGCGACAAACGCTGCCGCTATCTGCGCACCGGTCTTCGCGAACGCTGCGGCGATTGCGACACTACTAGACTCTGCCTGCTTGCGGATCGCACCAAGGCGCTTGTTAGTCACACCCTGAGCACGGTTCATTGCATTTTCGTACTTCTTGATATCAGCCGAAAGCTGAACCACAAGGCGCTCAAGTTCAGTTGCGGCCATAAGTTCTGCACCCTATAACCAACCATCGCCTGATGTTTGGAGGTTGAATTTGTCGAGGTTGTTGATTTTTGCGGCGGCATTGGCCGCCACGCCGGCAGTAGCGGCTGAGATCGAGATCGAAGTTCAGAACTTCACATCAAAGAACGGGATTGCTCGAGCGACGATGCTCGTAAAAAACACGTCCAACGAAACAATCCGGGACGTCTACATTGACTGCGCTTTCCTCGGGCGAGACAAGCGAGCTGTCGGTATCGGTAAAGCAAACATCAGGAATCTGCCGGCACGCGGTGACGCCTACACGGATGCCTCCCTCGTTACGAACGACGACATAAAATTTGTCGACTGCCGCGGCATAGACGGGTCTCGCTAAAATCCCTTGTCCTTTTCCTGCATCCATTGCCAAACATCATCAACGTCTGCGCTGGAAAGCTTTCCGTCATCTGGTGTATTCGCCTGCACATACCCTTCGATCGCGGCCATGTATTGCCACATGGACATGGCACGCACCTGCTGAGGCGAAAAGCCTACGGCTGCGCCGGTCCCGTAGATGGCGCCAAATCGGATTTTCCCGTTCGGGAGGTCGTCGACCTTTTGCCCGTCTTCCGCTTTGGCGCCCTGGGCTTTCCCAGGCTTTCATCCGGCGCCCCCATCAGGCCGGCCGATAGGACGGCTATCGCATGGGGAACATTTTCCATCGGTGGACGTTGCTCGACGTAGTATCGAACCTTTTTGACGGCCTGGTCCGGCGCCATGCCACCTCCGATCAAACCCATGCGGATGACGTTGGAGATATCCTGCACACGCCACGTGCCAGCGTGGAGACGTTGCAGGACAACATACGGCCCTGCGTCGGTCTTCTCCTGCAGCTCCTCCAGTTCCCCCCAGCCGAGACGGAACTTGAAGTCGCCATCCCCCCAGGGGATCGTGATCGAGGCATCACGGCTCATGCAAACGTGTCCGTATCGACGAGTTCGCCATCGGACTGGAGAGAAACCGAGACCGTGACACGACCGCCCTGCTCGGCACCCAGTTCCAGAGTTTCGAGGTGCATGAGGCCGGTGAGCGTGAGCGTGCCAGTAGAAAACTCGATTTCTACTTTCACAGGCACAGACTCGACGCTTTTGTAAGCTGCCATCCAGGCAGGCAAAGCAGAAGCGGCGAGCACCCCTTCACCAGAAACCGACGCAGTCGTGCTTTCGACATCGCGGCCGGTGGCAATAGGCTTGTCCGGATCATCGCAATCCGGAATCGAAACTTCGGAAAGCGATTTGCCCAAAGTCAGGGATTTCGACGTGAAGCCACACGGCGCGGTGTAGACGATCGGATCGGCATCGTTTCCGAGCAAAACGCGGAACTTGCCAAAGCGAGCAGTGACGGGAGGTGCCATGATTATCTCCTATGGCGCTGGAAAGCGGCGAACCGCACGGATGTGGATTATCGTCCGGCCGCCACTTCCTTGGCCGCCTTGGTCGTCGCACGCGACATGCGACTTTTCACACGCCGACGAAGGGTGCGGAAACTGACATAAAAGAACGGCTGCGCCGGGATGGCTGGAATAGTCGATCCAGAGAACTTGCCGCCGGCCGTATGAGCAGACGTCCCGAACTCAACCCAACGGGCATAGAATGCCTCGCTGTTGCCAGCGTAGACAGTAATCGTCATGCCGCCAGCAGTTGACTTCACGCTCGCGATCTTCAACGCGCCTTTCGGCGCGTCACCCCACGTCCAGCCAATACTGTCTCTGAGATCGCCGCTATCGACAGGAACAAGAGACCGGGCCAGAGAAACAATCTCTTTCGCCCCCTCCTCCATCGCCTCACGGATACGCTGCTTCACTTTCAAAGGCAGCCGAGCCAGTTTTTGCTGCAGCTTGCTCAGCCCTGCGATCCGCGCGCTCACACGTCTTCCACTTCTTCGACGATCGCCAGAACCTGGACAACACCATGCTGCTGCGTCGGATCAGGATCATCTGTCACCCGCCATAAACGAACTTCGATGGCAGCGAGCGCCGTACCGGATAGTGGCAGATACGCTTCGTGGAGCGACTTGCGGATCTGAGAAATCACATCATCGACAGACCACCGATTTGGCTTACGAGACCAGATATCGATCTGCGCAGTAATTTCCTGTCCGACAATGCAGTCCGCATCCTCGGACGAACCGGTAAAAGGCCCGCGGCTAATGTAGGTTTCGCGGGCGCCGAAAGGATTGGCGGGCGCTTTGTCATAAACACCATCAACAAGCGACATGAGGACGGGATTCGCCTTCATGGCCGTGAGCATGGCACCCCAGAGATCTTTCCCGGCGCTCACTCTTCGGCACCTTCTCCAACACCGCCGCCAGCCCTGATTTCTTCCGCCTTGCCCTGCGCGATTGCCTGATCGGCACATTCGCGCTTCACAGTTTTTTCCATCCCAGCACGATATCCCACGGTGACCTGAGACGTCGGCTTGTAATCGAAATCATCCGTAAAACGAACGCGAGCCATGCGGCCTCCTATGCGGCCACGCCGCTCTTCGCCTGAAAATAGATGAAACCCGGCATGGTCAGCCCATCCGGCTGCGCATTGATCGCGTATTCGCGATCGACACCGTGATCGGCAACGATCATCCGCCATTCCGAGGTGATCTGCCGCGTCTGTGTGGATGCTCGAACGTACACGTTGAGGACCTGCGTGCCTTCCAGCCGAGCCGCAACGACGGCTTCAGACAGGCCGCCTGGGCGCAGAGCGACCCAAACTTTGAACTTCTCTTCCCAGTCGCCGGAGACCGGATTCCCATAACCGTCATCGCCGACCGCTCTGGCCTCAAAACGCGCACGGTTTTTGAAATCTCCGGCCTGAAGCTTCGGCGCCATAAATCACACCCGCAACAAGCGATATGGGTTGATGAGCATCTGCGCGGCAGATGGGATACCTTCACCACCACTACGATTTTCGAACAGATCGCTCACAATCATGAGCGCAGCAACCTTGAACACACTTTCAGCGCCAAGGGGCACGAGCGTGACGTTGCAATACTGGAGAACCGCCTTTTCAGCAGCATCCATGTAGGCCTGAATGGTCGCGTCGTCATCGCTTGTGTCGACGTGCAGATGCGCCTTGACCTCTTCCAAGGTATAAAGCGGTCCCAGTTCTTTGATGACGACGTTTGCCATTGGCTTGCCCTTAAGTATCGATAGATTTGTTCGCGACAGGCGGCGCCATCTTGTTCTTGACCGTCGGCGCAGCCTTTACGGTACCGTCGCCCGCCTTGCGAACCGCCCCCAGCGCTTCCAACCGGTCGAAATCGACCTTGTCAAATTCGCGCTCAGATCCTTCCGGATGGCCGTCCAGCGGCTTTGTGAGAATTGCCTTGATCATCTTTGCCTCCTTCGGTTCATGAAACCGGCGCTCGCAAAAGCGCCGGTCGGTATGAGCCGAAAAGATCAGGTCACGCGGCTAAGATCGCCGTAGGTGAGCGACTGCGGACGATAAATCGCCAGCGCCAGGCGCTCTTCCGCGCGGATCGTCACCTTATTCCTGACAAAGTTGTCCTGGTCTTCAGTCGATACATCTACCGTTGCATCCTGACGATCAAAGATCTGGGCCGCGAGATTGAATGCGCCGACCAGCGCCTTGTCGACACCCATGGCCTGCGTTTCAACGACCGGTAGACCCCAGAGCGTCTTCTGGATCGTCCCCTGCGGATTACCGATCACGTAACGACCGGTATCGTCCTTCTGCATTTCGATCGCAGCCATATCGATCGGGTTCATGACGATACCGTTCGGCGGATATTCAGCCAGTGCCGTCTGCAAAATCATAAGACGAACGGTGTCCAGCTGTGTCGTGGCGACCAAACTGCCAGGCGCAGCATAGGCAGTAGCAGCAGTCACCAGACCAAGAATATTCTGGCCGACGCCGGAGCCGTTGAGCAGCTGCTGCTCTTCGACGTAGGAAAGGCCATAACGGAGACGCTGGTCAATGATCGAGCGCAGGCCGGGGGCGTCCGCGAGGATCTGCACCGAAGTGCGCATCCAGTGAGCGATGGTGCGAACGTTGGCGACCTTGTCTTCGAACTGCAGTTCCGACTGCGGCTTCAGCGCGCCTTCGGCGACGGGCTCGGCGTTGTTGGTGAACAGCTTTTCCTGTTCGTACTCGATCGAGCTACTGGAGGTCTGGCCAGGCATCAGGAGCGAACGAACCGTCATACGGCGCTGCGGCAGCTCGACCTGCATACCGCGACGATCGGACGGGATCAGCGCGCCGGCAGAACCGGGAGCATCGGTCGACAGTGAGGTGATATCCTTCACCTCCACGAGAACGCGGCCACGCGGACGGTTCTGTCCGGCGAAGGCCTTGAAATTCTCGTCATCAACGAACATTTGGCCGGCAGTGCGCGCATCGTCACCGTCGCCGCCGCGCCGCGCCATTTTCTGGTCGAGCTCATCGAGGCGAGCCTTGGCATCGTTCATGCCCTTGATCGCCTCGTCGGCCAGCTCTTTCGCCGTGGTCGCCAGCGGCGTGCCCTTTTCGGCTTCGGCAAGCGCCTTTTCGGCAATTTCCTTGACCTTGTCGTGCTTGGTTTCGAATTCGCGCTTGAATTCGGCAGCCAGCTCCGCAGCCGTCTTGCTGCCATTGCCACCGGAGCGATCCGGCATATCGAACATGATGCGCGGGCCGAACGGCATGGCCGCCATGGACGCCACGACAAAAGCAATCGATCCGCCACCAACGATGGCGAGTTTACGTCCCGACATGGGGAACCTCCAGTTTTCGGTTGAGATCGGGCTTTCAGCCCACAAGGGCGCGGAGGAATTCCACGCCGTCATCAGCCGCGTCGACAGGTTCCCCCTGTCCCTTCAGGCAGACACGCGCGGCGCGCTCCGCCTGAGAATTCGAAAAACCCACCTCAAGGCCCTTGAGCCAGGTTTCGAATTCACGTTCTGTCAGCCGGTCCCCGGCCTTCAGCTTTTCGGTCAGTTCATGCACGGCTTTTGCCGCTTTCACGCTCTGAACGACCGCGTGTTCATTGGCGCCTACGGAAACGATGCTAACCTCGATCAGGTCAAGCTTTTCCAGGGTCCAGATGCCGGTCTCGTCGTCGACACTGTGCCTCTGGATCCGGTATCCGATGGACAAGCCGTCGATATCGCCGGCCTTTAACAGCGCATACGCCTCGCGTCCGCGCTGGACATCCATATTCAGCTTGCCCTGCATCAGCAGGCCGTGGTCATCTTCTTTAGCGGACACCCATTTGCCGATTGGCTCATCGCGATTGTGCTGCCAGAAGAGCTTGGGCATGGTGCCCTTTGCCTTGTGGTTGGCAAGGCTTTCGGTATAGGCGCCCACCGCGATAACATCGCCGTAAACGTCCGGCTCACCGCCAAACGTCGAGCCATAACCTTCGAACTCACCGGTATCCTTGAGCGACTTGATCTCAAGAATCGGAGCCGTTTTCTTGTCCATTTCGATCTCCGTTGATGGCATTCACGAGCGGAATGTCCTGCATCTGCACTGTCACGACATCACCGCCCTCGATCGGCGGCAGGTTTTCCAGCGCACGGCACTCGTTCCGGGTAGCAAGGCCCATGCGGATGGCTTTTTCGTAAGCCTCATACCGGCTGGCAGTATCGCCCCGCAGCAGACCTTCCAGATTGAATTCGATCGTGATGCCCTGCGATCGGCGCTCAGAAAGCGGAATAAGCTGCTTCTCGACCGACTGTTCCATCCGCTTGAGCCGCTTGCGCAGGGCGAATTTCTGGAAACCGAGAACATCCGCCTCTTTTCCCGTGCCCCAGTTCGATGCCTTGTCGCCGAAACCGACCATGGCAGGCGGGACGCCAAATATCCGACAGATCTGCTCACCGCTGAATTTCCGACTTTCCAGCATCTGCGCATCCTGCGGCTTGATGGAAAGCTGCTGCCATGTCAGTCCGTTGTCGAGCAACATTGGGCGGCCGGAGCGCATGGCTCCGACATACCGCTCTTGCAGGATCCGCTCTAGATCGCCCCGCTGCTCTTTCGAGAGCTGCTGGTCAGGCTTTGTTGAGAGGACGCCACCGGGATTGACGCCATTCCTGAACATCGAGCCGGCGGCATCTTCTGCGGCCATCGCATCAGAAAACACGCTGCTGCAGATCGAGAGCGTCGAGGACCCGGATAGACCATCGCCCAATGGACCACGAATATGCAGTACATCTGCGCTACGCCTGACGTAACTGCGACCATCCGACCACGAATACTCCAGGTCGCCATCCAGCTTGCGAGTAACCTTCATCCTATCTGGACGAACCGGATGAAGCGCCGTCACAATGCCGCCGGTGCGCCGCTCGATCAATGCATAGGCATTGCCGTAAAGCTCAACGCTGGCGGCCATCACCTCCCAGAAATCCACCGCCGTCTGGTCAAAGTTCGGGCTGTCATGCAGCACAAAGTAAAGCGGATGATCCTTCGCTACGGTACGAACGCCGTTTTCCGAGCGATAAATCATCAACGGCAGAGAGGCGATCGTGCCGGCGATGAGCTGGACACAGGCCCATGTGGCCGAGAGACCCACCGCCGCATTCGCATGCCCGTATCGACCATCCTGCCAATCGGACAACGTCACCTGATTGGTCGTAAAATTATCGCCGTTTTCGGTCGATGCGGCACCCGAGCGCCATGGCTCGATGTCCTTCACGCCACTAAGGCGCGCCATAATTCGCCCGAACCGGTTCATGCGTAACTCTCTATCCACGCTTCCGCATCGAATGCAGGAGCTGCTTCAGGATTTCGGCTCATCAGCGTGACCGCCGCGAATGTAGCGATCAGCGGGTCAATCTTGGCTTTGCCGGATGTTTGCTTCTCAACCACCACGGCGTTTCCGCGCTGGATGACCTTGGCGTTGCCGACTGAGAACGTCATCAGGTCCTGACCGCCATGGGAAAATGTCCCGTCTTTCAGCTTCCGCTCCAGCCCCCACACCGCCGGGGAAAGCCGAAATCCCTGACTGACCGACACAAGGAGCGGGTCACCCATGCCCCTGGACGCCAATTCGTCGATGATCGCCGCAACTCCCTGTGGGTCGAAGCCGATGCCTCCCGCCTTCGGCAGCAAACCGGCATCACGGATTCTCTCGCAGACATCAGCAACTCCGAGAATATCGGCGACTGTATCGTCGCAAAAGGTCAACTGACCGAGATCAGCGATGTCCTGCAGGCGAGAAGCGATATCCTTGCGAAGGTCCAGGACATCTCGCTGACACCATGCATGCGACCAGTGCAGCCACCGACGCGTTGTCTTGCATCGACCGATGACGGCAGCCGCAAGCAAATCGTCCAGACCGCCGCCATCGACGCCGACAACCGCGACCTCGGATCGTTCGATCAGTTCATCCAGATCCTGAAGCCGGTCATCCTTGGCGCCTTCCCAAAAGTGGGCACCGCGCCAGCTCGTCCCATTTATTGCAATGCCGATCTCGACGTTAAGATGCTGGCTGGCCCATATCGAGAAGTCGCCGACACCCTTTTCTTTCGCCTCCCTGAACTTTGGGAGAAGGCGTCCGATCGTCACCGATCGGTTGATGTTTGGCAGCACGAGAGGCCAGTGCTTCGGGTTTTCCCAAGGCTTGCTCTCGTCGGACTGCATGGCTGCCGGAAACTCGTAGAGCATCGGCAGGGTTTCACCTTCTGTAAATTCCCCGTCGCGAACAGCACGCGCCAGATCCAGTTCAGATTTGAACACGCCCGCCGGCGGCTCCACTGACTGCGTCGTGATGATGATCACAAACCCTTCCGGGTTAGCGAGGATGCCGCCATCGATCTGCGACATCACCTTGGCTGCGTAAGCGATCGTGCCGAGCTCGTGCAGCTCGTCGACAAGAACACCGACAGGCTTGACGCCGGTCATCACCTTGCTGTCGAAAGACTTGACCTTGAGTTTAGCACCGTTCTTTCGGTCCTCGATCGTCTTGACGTGATCCTTTGTGTGGAACCGCTTCTTCAGCCAAGGATCGGCATCAACCATCCCTTTTGCCTGGTCATATGCCAGTTCGGCGGTCGCCTGTGTCGGGCCAACCAGAAGAAACTCCGCATTAGGCCGACGATTTCGCAGCAGCGCGGTCATCATGATCGCGGCGCCGTTCGTGGTCTTGGAGTTCTTCTTCGGCACGAGCTGGAAGAATTTCCGCACAGGCCTGTTGATGATTACTGAACGATCCTCGCTCATCTCCACCAGACCGAAGATCGCCGAAACGAAATCCCGCGCCCATTGGCCGGCCACATCACGCAAGAGCGGTTGGCCAGGAACGTCCGGTAACCGCAGCTTGTTGAAGACAACGACTGCGGCGTCAGCTTCTTCCCTGTCGATCGGCAGATGATCAGGAAGCGGAGATCGCCCGTCTTTCAGCTTTTCGAACCAGTCAGGGCAGGAAAGATCGAGCGTCATTGCATCGTCTGCGGTATTGCGCCTTCCCAGTCATCCGGCGGACTGTCCGCCTCGATGCGGGCCTGTTCCTTCTTGCCGACGCGATCTTTCGCCCGCTCGACCTGCTCTCCAAAGATATCGCCGACCGCCGCATCGTGACGCCGGAAATATTCCCTCATGGCAGCGACATTCCCTTCGCGGCCCATATTCCAGAGGGTCAGGATGCCGATGGCCTCAACGCGATCGCGGGCCACATCCCTTGTCTTCAGAACTGAAAAATAATGCCGCTTCAAAGTCGGTATCGTGATGCCAACGGCGCCAGCGATCCGCTCGTTCGTCCAACCCTGCGCCAAAAGGAGCATGATTTTATTGATGTTTTCCTTTGTTGGCACGTGTTCCGGCCTGCCGCGCTTCCCGGCATTCCGCCTCACCGGATCGCCAAACAGGTCGAATGCCGTCTCAGAATTATCCATGCCGAAAAAAAATCCGTGAATGAGAGGGACGCGGGTGCGGCGCCGCCGACCCTTTTGAACTTTCGACCCGCCCCCCCTTGATGGGTCAGGCGGCCTCGGTCGGCTCCCGCCTCATGATCGAGAGCGTCAAGCCTGGATCAACGATAAGCAAGCTGGTGTCCTGACCCGCAAATGCTTTGAAGGCGTCCTGCATACGCAAGCAGGTCTCGGCAGATATGGGTCGATCCGACTTCATGATGAACTTGTCACCATTACGGACATCAACACGATGCAGATGACCATCAAAGCTGAGCTTGTCATCTTCATCTAAGGCAACAGCGTCGATCCTCACTGGACTGATCATGCCAGCCAGATCAATCAGAGTAGCAACTAACCACATGCGAAGCCCGAAGGCTCTTGGCATACGGACTGAGATAGTCAGGCTCCGCATGATACCGGCTCCATCAATTTCTACCTTGGCCATGTTTCACCAACCGGGCTGCGCCCGCTCCTGCTTCTGCTTCTCACTGTCGTGGTATTCCTTCGTCACAGTCTGGAGATTGTTGATATCCCAGAACAGACGCTCGTCACCGCGATGTGGATGCTTGTGGTCGATCACCGGGCTGTTTGGCTCTGGGTGCTTGCCGGTGCAGATCACGCCAGTCTGCTGACATGTCCAGTGATCACGCTTCAGGACCTCTATCCGAAGCGCTTTCCATCGCTGGCTGTGATACCACTTGCGCCAAGGGATAACCTTCTCGCGCTCCGCCAGTCTGGCCTTCTCATCACCAGGCGCTCGACCGAGCCGTGATGGCATCGAGGTCAACCGAGGAGGAAGCGACTTGAGACGAGGCATATCCTAAGACGACAAAAGGCGACCTCTCGGTCGCCTCATCATTCAGTCATAGCGGTAGCACTTGCCCTGAATCGATGCCTCACTTCGAAGGCGGTTCAGGGCTGGGGCTGATGGCACTGTTCCCTTGGCTTAATGGAGCCTGTTCTGGCGGGATCTAGTCCCGGCATCGGAGGGTGTGCACGTCCTGCTCGTCCAATGAGCAAATGACTCTCACAGCTTTTGAAGGAATGCAAGAGGGATGCGCGCGATCGGGAAAAGGCGACCAGACATATCGATGGTCACCGACGCCCAAGCCTCTCGGCACCACTCCACCTTCATGATGAGGCAGCAGAAACCGTTGAAGGGACCATGGGTAATCTCAGCTGTATCACCATCCCGAAACGACTTGTCGCATGGCATGCGCGATGTGTCTGCCTTCTCAAATATCGATTTGAAAACAGCAACATCCTCGTCGCGAATGACATGATAGTGCCCGTCATTCCGCCCGACTATTGCCACCACATGACGGTGGTGACGAAGACCGTAAAACGCTTCAGGAGAGGGTTTCAGACGCACCAACACATAGCCAGCCATATAGGCACGCTCACCCTCGATCTTGCGACCCTTCCGCACAGAAACCCACTTTTCACGCGCGACAAAGGCATCGACATTCACGTCGAGAAGATCTTTTTCCACAACGAACTCTTTCCCTTTGTCGACATGGATGCAGAACCATCGTGCCGATTCGGCGCTTTCCGCCCAACGCTCCCGCGAAGCAGCCAGCAGATTGCGGGCAGCGATTCTCCGCATGCGGTCATAAAAGCCTTCACGTGCGGTGCCGATCGGAGATCCGGTAAGTGTCTTATGCTGCATCATCATGGTCCCGTTCCTCGATCATACGTTTCTGGAAGTCTTTCAGCGCCCACAGCACCGCCTCATCGGGATCATCGATCCCATCCGGCAGCGCCGGGAATTGCACGAAGGGCAGCCCCTGCGGCTCCGGCAGCCATGGCCAGCATCGCTCGTGGTGAAGCCGCTTCCACGCCTCCCACACATCGCCGCCCACCTCGACCTTGTCGAAGCCTGTCGCTGCGAGAGCAACGATATGCGGCGGCACCACGACCTGCTTTCGCTCGCGCGCCAGCTCGTGCATCTTCACCACATCGGGCCAACCGGCCTTTTCACGCTTGTTGCGCCAGATCGCGTCCGCCTTCTCAGGTGCATCGGCGATAATCTTGTCTTCGAACTTGTCGAGGAACAGCTGCACCGGGTGCTGCGAGAGAAGCGCAAGACGATGCGCAGCCCATGGCCGGGAATAGGCGTTGTGCCTCTCGATAGCCGCAGGTGCCGCCGTCTTCGCCTTAAGCGCCGGCAGCTTCTCCCAACGCCGTTCCTTCAGATATTTCGCAGCCGAGCAGAGATACTTCCTGCCCGTCGAAAGCGCGATTTCCTGATAGACAGCCGATCCGTCCTGCGCCGCCTGCCGCTCTTCTGCGGTCAACACCGACCATTCCCGGCGAGCATCCGGTTCGCTGTCGCTGATCGCGGTGCCCCAGCCGATGAAGAACCGCTTGAACTCACGCTCCACGGCCTTCGCATTTCCTTCCCCTTCCGAAAAGCCGCGCTCGCGCTCTCTCTCTTTTCGTTCATCTGGGGTCGTTAAACTGGGGGCGTTATATGGTGCCGATCCAGAACCGGCAGGGGGTGCCGCTCCATGGTCGGCAGGGGGTGCCGATATATCGGCAGGGGTACGCCCTTCAGATGCTCCCGAAATAGGATCGTTTTCCTGTTCTTCGGCTGCAAGATATGCGTCGAAGTCATAGCCTGCATCTGGTGCGCGGTCATAGATCACACGGTATGAATGCGCCGTGTCGCCCAGTCCCGGCAGTTCGCGGGTATGCTTTTCTAGAACGCCAATATCGATCAGCCGATCGATAGACGCCTGCACGGTGGAGCGGGCGCAGTCGAGCTGCGCCGCCATCTTGACCTGGCTGCGGAAGCACCAGCCATGCTTGTCTGTATGGCGGCCCAACAGACACAACACCTGCAGGTCGCGCCCCTTCAGGCGGTGATCCGTGACGATCCAGCCGGGAATGATGGAAAATCGAGCGTCATTACTCATTCGGAGAACTCCGCTCAGCCGTCTTCACGGCTTCCCACATCAAAAGCCGCGCCATCTCGGTGGCCATCAGTACGGTCTGCGGAAACCGCCCGTCATCTGTTCGGCGCGCGCTCACCTGCGCCGTCAGAGCACAGAGATATTTGTGGCCGGCCTCAAAGCCCGCCACGTTCAGGATGGCCGCAATATCCGGTCCATCGCGATAGACGACGCCGTGAGGAACGGCAGAAAGCCATTCCGCGCGCGCCCTGTCCGTCGCTGCCCCCGCAAGGATATCGACGATCGGTAGAAACCCGCTCATGGGCGCACCTCGCCACCTGAACCAAGATGTTTCACATTGCGTCTGGTGCAAATCTCTGGATCGAAAGGCTTTTCCGGCTCCAGATAGAAGTGGTCAACCGGCACGTCGAGCCACCGGCAAAGCGCAATGACCTTGCCGACGCTCACCATCTGTCCGCCCATGGCGCGAGAAAGGTCACTTGTCGTAACACCGATCTCGTCACCAATGACCCGCAGGCCACGACTGTCACCGGCCCGGTGATTGCGAAGCGCGCTCGCGAAACGCCGCAAATCATAATCAGCGCGGCTAGGGTTGCTGGCATTCTGCAAACCACTCACGAAACCACCTCCTGACGATCCATACCCACCAGGCGCACGCCAAAGCGTGCCGGGTCGGCGCCAAGCGCCTTCCACAGCCGCAGCCGCGCATCTGGGCAAATTTTCCGTTTTGAAAGGACCAGATCGATCTGCTCTGGCGTGACCTTGGCGCGCTTGATGAGCGCGGCTCTTTCCGCTGCGCAGGCTTGCTCAAAAGTCACCTGCGCGCGCCGTACCGATTTCCGCTCATCGGGAAACGTTTCCCGATATCTGGCGGAATGAATTCGCATGTAGACGAACCCGTGAAGCATGGCGGGGGAGAAATCAGGCGTCATGAGAGCACCTCATCCAGCGGCACGCCAGCACGCAGCGCCTTGGTCATTTCGACCGCGCCGACGGTGGCGATCATTTCCATGCCCTTGCCGGTCGGCAGCCAAAGGCCATCATCACCCACGCGGATCAGCTCATTCGCGGCGAATGCATCGATCAGCGCCGAAGCGGTGGAAGCGCGCAGGCCAAGGCCCTTGCGAAACTTCGCCGCGTCGAAAGGTTCGAGGTCCTTCATCCAGATGAAGGCGCGAGCGAAATCATCTTCTACCCGCTCATCCAGCGTCTTGCGCGGCGTCGTGCGGGTGAAATCCTCTTCCTCTTCACGGAAGGTCAGCGGCGAGACATGCCCGCCCTCACCCGGCGCCAAAGGTTCGGCATGCTCGAAATTGTCGTAAACGACGCGGATCAGGCGCGGATATCCATCACCATACGACCCATCGTCATTGCGGTCCCAAACGAACCATCCGGTATTCATCTGGCTGGAGGCCTTGTTGCCCTGCCAGCCATCCCGATGCATCATGGGAAGGCGATGCGCAAAGATGTAGACGCGGCTCGGCGGGTTCTCATCCATCACGAATTGCCGGTTGGCATCCTCGAATCCAGCAAGGAAATTCAAGTTCAGCAGCAACGCCATCTTGCGCGGCTTGTGCTCGCGCAGCGCATGGGCGGCATAGGCGTTCGCCACGCCGTAAGGCGGGTTCGTCACGATATCCCAACCGCCACCGATGGCGATCGACGCCAGAAAATCGCCCACGCCCTGGCACTCGCCATGCTGCGTGGTGATCTCGCGGTCGACGAGGTCGGATATCGTCACCTCGTAACCGGCAGCTTCCAGAGGCCGCAGGATCGCGCCGCGTCCCACGCTGGGCTCCAGCACGTTCAGGCCAAAGCTTTCCAGCGCCAGCAGCGTGCGCATCGCCTCGATCGGCGTCTCGTAAAGATCGTCGCCGCGATCTTCTTTCGTCGCGGTTTTGGTGCCGATCGCGTGTCCGGCTTCCTTTTTCAGCGCCGCGCGGCTCGGCTCCAGCCCTTCGGAAAGGCGAGCCTCGACCACACGCTCGATAAATTCCGGCTCTCGGCGCACAGCCTCGCGGATCTGCCGCGCTTCATGGAGTCGTCGCTTGTCGATGCCGACATCTTCGAGTGTAAAATGGTCCTCGCTCTGGACCTTTTCTGGACGCCCACGAGAGAGCTTGCCAGAGGCTTGCGCGACGTCCACCGCGTCAGCCATCGCGACATAGCAAATACCCTCGATCTTGGCCGCCTCTGCCTGCATGCGGCGGGCTTTGTCCACCAACTCGCGGGAGGCCTTCACCCGTTCTGCGCAATCTGCCTCTGCCTTTGCGCGGTCGTAGGTGACATTCGAAAGCTTCATTGCCTTCTGCACGTCACCGGCATCCAGCAGCGCGCGAACGATCTCGATCGAGGCGACCAGTTCGGAGGAATTGGCAATGGGAGCGACAGCCGTCATCGCGCACACCCCTTTGCCTTCAGGAGCAACGCCTTGCGCGTCACCTGAACAGCACCGAGCGAAACGGCCTTGGCGCGGTTCGCCTTGCAGATATCGTAATGCGGCGCCCCGGCCTTATCCTGAAACCAACGCTTCACGCCCAGCTGGTCGGCCATGCCGTGCAGCTCATAGAGCGTGTCAGCGGCCATGTGGCACATCTGCATGCGACCGAGACGATAGGAGGAAGTGTCGACGTAAACCGCCATCAGCCTGCCCTCCGGTATTCGCGCCAGACATCGAGCGTGCGCTGGATCGTCGCCTCCGGCACACCCAGGGCCATGGAAATCGACGCCGTGTCCCAATCGCCGCGCGCCCAAAGGAGAAGCGTACCGCCCACCACGGCATCCAGATCCGCATCAGTGATCGGCATGCTCTTTTCACGCGCGCAGATCGCCGCAAATCCGATGTCAAAAACGCGGCCCGCCCAGACAGAACCAACAAGTCCACGTTCACGCGCCTGACGGTCAATCGTGATCTTCGCCCGCTCCGGAACGTTGATCGTAATCCCCACCTGCTTTTGGAAGCGCGGCACCATCAGTTCGCCCTCGCGCGCCGCAGCCGGTTGCGGATGCTGACAAGAGCTGCCATGAGGCCGCGCCCCGCCTGATCGTCCGTCATACCGGCGTCGACACATTTTGCCGCGGCGACAGCCAGCGCCACCTGAGCGGCGTCAGCGTCATCGGCAGGCAGCGCATCGATGATCGTGTCGGAGGCTTTCTGGATTTCTGAATCGGTCATGATCAGCACGCCCCCGCCATCATTGCGTCGAGACGCGCCAGGAACTGCATGGCCGGCACGATGCGGCTGCGCACTTCGTGCCGCTCCGCCGCATCCATGTGCCCGTCTTCGATCGCGACTGCGATGGAGCGCACCACATCATCGAGCACGCCATCCAGTTTTAGAATGGCCGTCGCGGTGATCTCGCCGACGCTAACCGGCGCCTGGTCGGCAACCAACTGGTTCATGGCCGTTGTGAGAAACGGATGCCCGGTCGCGCGATCGAGAGCGACAGCAAGATCCACGCGGATGAAGTTTTTCGACCACTCCTCAGCGGTGGAGCAGTACTTCGTCAGTGCAGAAGTGCCCATGCCGAGCAGCTCGGAGGCTCGCGAAATGCCGCCAACCGCATCCACGGCGGCAACCGTCGCGGATTTCAGCAGGGCATCGGATTGAGAGAGATATGCGCGCACAAAAACACCCCTGAATTTGGTCAAGGAAAAAGTGAGGTCCGAAGGATTCCGTGAGTGCCGCGCGAGGGCGGCGTAAGTGTCAGGCCGTCACATCAGGAGGCCCACATGCATGCACTTCAAGAAAAGAGCCGCCGGGGCTCAGAGGTCCGCCACCCCGGCGGCAGGCGGTGCGGTCCGCTGGGAGGAGCGCCGAACCGCACTGGGGAACATCGAGAAGGCGCATCATTCGGCCGCCTCGCATACTGCAGTTTCATCCTGAATAAACTTTTCAGGACGGTTGCTCCTCAGCCACTGAAGCCGCGTCTGGAACATGTCAGCAGCACACACTGCCTTAGCAGTAACGGTTTCAATCCGCTCAACCATGTCTGCATCAGGCTGCCTTGATCCCGCTTCAATACGGGCAAGGGTTCCGCCCGGATTCACGCCGACAATGCCAAGTTGCCGCGCCAATGACGCGACAGCTAAACCCTTCGACAATCTCCAATCTCGTAAAAGCATTCGTTATGTAAGCCATAACGGCTAATTTAATTCAAGCATTTAAATTAGCCAATGCGGCTCTTTTTGCTTTAGCCAGATTGGCTAGGATCGACCAATGATCGATTTATCTAAGAAATACGAGCATTTCAGCGCGCGTCTTCGTCAAGCGATGGAAGCGCGCAACCTGACAAATGAAGAGTTGGCTAGCCGCATCGATTCACACACAGTGACAATCTCGAAGCTTCGACGCGGAAAGATCGCGCTAGACGACGAATGGCGAGCGAAAATTGCAGACGCATTTGCGATGGACGAACAGGTATTGTTCGGCGATAGCGAATTGCCGGACCCAGCACCGATGGAAATGTTTCACCGACGCAGAAAGCCAGGGCCCAAACCACTAAATGACAACCAGGACCTACCTATTTTCGGCCTTGCTGCGGGTTCTCAATCAGGTCATCTCGTCATGACCAACGAGGTAATTGAAACCGTCCCCTGCCCGCCGGGCCTGCGGAAAGTCGCGGGCGCCTACGCCCTGCGCACAAAAGGGGATTCGATGATCCCACGCTATTTCCCAAACGACATATTGTACATCAACCCAAACCAGGACGTGATGGCAGGCGATCATGTCATTCTACAGATACGTATGCATGACGGTGATGGTACGGAAACTTGGATCAAGAGGTACGACGGGCAAACCAATGATGAGGTTCTCGCCTCACAGTACAATCCTTCCACGAAAATGAGCTTTCGGAGAAGATACGTCATAAACATACACAGGGTTCTCCCGATCAACGAGTTGTATCCGATCTCATAAGGACACGGGAATTATTCACACGCTTAAAACCGCCCCACTTTTGAGGGGCGGTATTTTTATGCAGTGAATCCAAACACAAACGAACCGCAACCAACATCAATAGCCATTTCGGCTAATTTAATTATTGACATTGAATTAGCCATTATGGCTTATTGGCTTCATCCGGTCCCGCCGACCGGCACGGACCCGACGATGTATCGACTCATCTTCGTCGGGTCCGGTCCCTCAACGGATGGAGATGACATGCAGACCGATAACAAGATCACCGCACAGGACCGCCGCGACCGCGACGAGATGCTCCGCCTGTACCAGGAGCGTGGCCCGATGACGGACAAGCAGCTGCTTGCCGCCGGCATCAGCATGGAAAGCCAGGCACGCAATGCCGCCGCTGTCGCCGAAATGGTGCGCGAGGCGGCCTGACGAGATCCGCTCAGGTGTCAGCCTGTCACCCCTCAGGCTGCATCCTGATCGGATGGAGATCATTCCCATGCAAAACGCTTTCACACCCTTCCTGCCGGACGCCCTCGGCGCACCGGCACCAACGCCGGCTTCCGCCGGTCCGCTTCATTTCGTCGGCGAAAACAAGCGCCGCGCCGAGGCGAAGCCCAGCCGCACCATCATCATCAGCATGCTGGCCGCCGGCTTCCTGACGCTCTTCGCCGCCAGCGCGCTGGCCGTGCAGTCGCTCGTCGAGCTCGACCGCAGCTTCAAGGCGGAGCTTGTCTAATGGCCGACGTTCTTCGCTTTCCAGCGCGCAAGCCAGCCCTGACACTCGCTGTCGACAACACAGTCAGCGCGATGGACGTTCACGAGCTGCGCCGGCTCAACGAGCTGGAGCACACGGCCAACTATCTGAAGGCCGCGCTGATACGCATCGATATGGAGCTGCACGGCCTGTGCCTCCCTCAGGAGGGTATCCGCAAGGCATCCCCCAGCATCAAGGCTGCGCTCTTTCACGTGCTGACGCTCGATGGCTGCCGCGAAAAGGATCGCGCGCTGCGCAACATGCTGGCTGCCGAGGATGACGCGCAGGACAGCGAGGCGTCCCGATGAACCTCGACGTTGCGCGCGCACTCTATCCGGAAGCGAAGGAACTGACCGGCCTCATCAGTGAGGAATGGTTGGAGTCCTACAATCTGGGCGAAGGCCGCGCCGAGATCTGCCTGCGCGACACATTGACGGGCGAAGTTTACCCGATCGCCCAGGTTCTGCCGACCTGCACCTTCGATGACCGCCGCCTGATGTTCAAGGCGCCGGCACTCCTGCGCGCCGTGGTCACCGTCTGCGAAGCGGCCTTCGTCGAGATCCGCCGACTGAAGCCGACGCAAAAGGGACCGGACCCGAAAGATTTCGCCGCTGAAGTCTCGATGAAGTGCGCCAATGATCACGCGTTCCGCCGCTACCTCATCGAATGCCACGACCTGAAAGATGCCGGTGATACCGAGCGCGTGAAATCCCGCGTCCGCTCTGTTCTGGCCGTCAGCTCGCTCAAGGAACTGAATGACGATCGTGACGCAGGCGCCCGATGGGTGTCGCTGCGCACCAACTTCAAAACATGGCTGAGGGACAAACGATGAGCAATGCATCAACACAGCGCGATGACGTGGACGCTCGCCCGATCGCCTATACGTCGCAACGCAACTTGGATCGCCTTCGTGAAAACCCGAGCTTTAACTCGGTTATGTGGGGCGAACCTCTCCCACACCACGAGGATATTGCGCTCTACATCCACCCAGCCCCCTCAACGCATGTGCGCTGGCTGCCGATCGCGCTCGCTGACAAGACCATTACCAACGTCGAGGACTTCTCAGAGGTTGGCATCACGCTGCGCACCTCCGATCGATACTGGGTCCGCGACGACGATGGCCGCATCTATGAGGCCGCGTGGTCAGAAGGCGACCGCGACTATTGGTGGGACTTCGCGGGCGAAAGCCCGGTCGATCCGGTTGAGTTCATGCCGCACCCACTTGACCCGCGATGGGTCGCCACCACGGAGACAAACTGATGTCCGAAGCCACCTCATCTGCACTTCAAGATTTCATTCTGGCGGAAGTTGTCCGCAAGTCCTCCGAGGAAAATGTCCGCTCCCTGATCGAGAAGAAAATCGATGAAGCCATCAAGGGCGCGGTCGATGACGCATTTCGGTCCTATGGCAGCGTCTACAAGCAGATACAGACTGCGGTTGGCAACGCTTTGGCTGTCGGTGACGACATCAATGTTCCGGCATATGGCGTCATGGTCATGAACCTCCTGCGCGAAAAACTCGACGCCAGCGTTTCCGAACTTCTGCGAGGGAAAATCGCAGAGGACATGGACGAACTGCTCAAGATCGCCCCGAAGGAAGTAAAATTCTCCGAGATCGTAGAGAGCATGATCCGGCATGCCAAGGAGATGGGCAACGGCTGGGGCAAGGTCGCAGTGTTCGTTGAAGAAAGCGATTACACGGCGGGCTCATACCACGTCGGCATTGATCCAGATGGAGACCAGCGGAAACGATACGAATGCGACACTCAATTCTATGTCGATGCAGCCGGTAAAATATCCAGCCTCACCGTCAATCGTCGCGACGTAAACAAGATTATCGGCATAGCCCCATATTGGGGGTATCAGAAAACGATCTTCTCCGCGTATGCGTGCGGGTCGAAGCTGATCATGGATGATCTCGAACCATCGCTCGAATACGGGGATGGCTACTGATGATCACGACCAACAAGCTTTTGCCCTGCCCATTCTGCTGGAGCACGGCCAGCCTCGAAACCGGCCTGACCGCCAATGTCGGCGGCGATGAAATTCAATATGTCACTTGCGTGAGCTGCAGCGCACAGGCTGACCCACACGACTGGCAAACGCGTCCAGATGCGCCAGCGCCGCAGGAACATGCGACAGGGCTTTGGCGCGTCTTTGATGCCGATAATGGCGACTGCGGCATCGTTACTGAAGGCGCCACCAGCGACGAAGATGCGATCCTCTATCCGGTCAACGTCTACCGAGACACGCTCGTTCGCATCGTCGATGCGCACAATTACTGCCTCACCACATCAACAAAAACCGATCGAGAGGATACGGACCTATGCGCTTTGAATTCGCCTTCATGTGGTTCGCTATCGGATGCTGCTGCGGCACCTCAGTCGCAACCACAATCAACCTCCTCACCCGGTATTAATGTGACCGGCTGGGCGCTAACGGATGCCCGTGGTCGTGTATCGAACTTTACAGATAGCGCGACCGATGCGCAGATCTGGAAAGACCTTGGCTACGTCGTCAAAGAATACGTAGATGCAGCGACATCATCAGGGGGGTCGCCCAGTGAGCATTGAGAAGCTTCCAGACTGGGTTAAGCCCGGCGCGTCCTTTCGATACGAATACGGGCCAGACAATCACAACACCGGACGAAAATTCCACGTACGCGGTATTGTCGATGGCCTCGCAGTGTTGCGCGAATGGTCCTCCACAAAGCAGCGTTGGAGATATGAAGTTCAGCACCCTTCATATTTTGAGGCGTTCGAAAAGCACATCGTCATCGTTAAGCAAGCACCCGCTCCGCAGACGAAAATAGGAGGTGAAAGCTAATGACCGTATTTCCGTTGCCAGTGGGCATGGGCGGATATGAAGCTCATCCTAGCGACATCCATGTCGCAACGATATCGCAACGCCCCACTACACGCCGATACTGCGTTCCAATAAGCATATCCTGTACGAATTCCGGGGGTTTCTCGAAGAAACTTGAGGGCCTCGCGCGGCCCTTCGATGGGCCTATCTTCAAGCCCAACTTTGACAAAAACCACGAACTTCCACCGAAGACGGAATCCTACGTTGACGACGGAGCACACCATATTTTCCCTTCACGGGGGCGGGATGAAAAGAGCTTAAGAAAAGTCACGCGACGAGAAGAACTGTTCGGCTGGGGTGTTACCCAGCCGAGGTCTCATTTATCAATCGGGACGAGTTTCCAGATCTTCGTTATCCGGCTTGGCGGACTTCTTGTCCGCGTCATCGCGCGGACTACGCCGATCGTCGTTTTGGGCCGGCTTTTTCCGGTCGTCATCGCGTCCGGGCTGCGGAGTGTTAGACATGCTCTTACTCCTCGTCGCGAAATGCGACATACTCTAAACTTTTTGTTGTGCGATTGGTTCCAAGAAAACTTATGGGCGAGCATATCCAACGATGGATGCCCCCCTTGATATCCCGCGCCCTTGAGGCAGCCCTCACCATGGAGGGCCAGCCATGAGGATCGAGATATCCAACGTCGAACTTTTGGCCCTCAAAAAGCTCGCACTGATCAGCGGCGCGCTCGCCCAATCACTTTCCGATCTCAGTGCTGTTCGCGAGCAGAAGGCTCTGACGCGCGTCCTGATCGAAGTAATCAACCGTGCGGAGGCCAAAAGATGACCGATAATCAACCCCGCTACACCACAAAGCGCCTACATGAAGAAATCGCCAAGGCTCGCGCTTACGGCATGGAGTTTGCCGCCAGCATGTGCGTTGAGCGCGCCGCAGAGTATGACGCATCCTTCGATAGCACCGCCTACAAAACCGAGACCTTGGCCGGGAGCGCAGCGCTGACAGCAATTGCTGCGAAGATCAGGGAGAAAGCCGCCAGCCCATCCCCCGAAACGAATACGTCGGCGCCTGACGCCCTTTTGAAAGAGGCGATCGACGCCGTATGGCGGTGCAGCCTGATCATTGAAAGTAGCGTCAGGCGCGGCGACGGACCGATGCAGTATGCCGAGGTTCAGTACGCGCTGGAACTTGTCAAAGAAGTCCGGGCCGCTCTCAACGCCGAGGGCCAACCATGACCACAGATCCTTTCCACAAGGCGCAGAAGGGCGGCGTCGTCATCACGAAGCTCGGAAAGTTACCCGGCAACGAGGAGCACACCGGCAAGTGCAACCACTGCAAAACTGAGGTCAAGTTCAAGCGCGAGGCTGCGAAATATCACAACGACCAGCGGGACGGCGATTATTTGGAAGTGGCTTGCCCTCTCTGCAGCAACCCCATCACCACCAGCGTTCGCGGAGGACGCCAGCCATGAAGGTCCTGATCGGCTGCGAGACCAGCGGTATGATGCGCCGCGCCTTCGATCGGTTGGGCCACGACGTGTGGTCCTGCGACCTCCTGCCGGCAGACGACGGCAGCAATCGCCATATCATCTGCGACGTGCGTGACCTGCTCAATGACGGATGGGACTTGCTCGCCGTCATGCATCCGCCATGCACCAGACTATGCAACAGCGGCGTCCGCTGGCTGTCCGAGCCGCCGACCAAGCTCAACGAAACCTACCCGGCCGCAGAGCGCGAGGCCTATCAGGTCATGGATCGCGATCAGCGTCTCGAATTCATGTGGCAGGAACTGGATAAGGGCGCGGCGCTGTTCTCCGATTGCTGGAACGCGCCGATCGAGCGGGTGGCGATCGAGAACCCGGTGATGCATCGCCATGCGAAAGAGCGCATCCGCAATTATCAGCCGCCGGCACAGACCGTGCAGCCGTGGTGGTTCGGTGACGAGGCATTCAAGGGAACATCGTTCTTCCTTCGCGAGCTGCCGAAGCTCATCCCGACCAACCGACTGATGCCGCCGAAGGCCGGGACCGACGAACATAAGGCGTGGTCGAAGATCCACCGCGCGCCGCCCGGCGTCGATCGCTGGAAAATCCGATCCGAAACATTCCCCGGCATCGCCGACGCTGCAGCGCTTCAATGGGGCGGGCATGCGGTTGAACAGATGAGGACAGCAGCATGACAAATCCTGACACCCACACCTGCCCGATCTGCGCCGAGCCGTTCAAGCCGGACGATATCTGCGCCACCGATATCACCGAAGGTCCATGTCATGCCGCGTGCCTCGAAGGATCTCCCGTCGTGGACCTCGACACCGGTGAAGAACTTCCGGAAAGCGAGCTGCACACCTACCCGTACAGCGAGGTCATGGAGCCGGCACCGCCGCAGACGAAATCAGTGCTTCGTCCTATCGTGGGACCAGAAGCCCTCACACCAAGCGCGGAACCGCTCGGGGAAAACATCAGTGAAATAAGGGCAAGCGAAGGGCGTGAGACCGTCGACAGCGGCCTGACGGCCCTCTTCGACAATCTCGGCGCGGCGCGCGTCGCTGAGGACTCGGGAACTGCTTTCCATAATGAGCTCCGCACAGAGGCGAGAGCGCAAGCATCTCCCAGCCGCCGAGAAATCGGCGATGCTGCTGATATGGAGCGGATGACGGAAAAAGAAACCCCGGCGCCGCCGCAAACGATTTTGGACACGGAGGACGGCCGATGACAGCACAAGCCGTGGTCAAAAAGTCCGATCTGGACCGCATGGCCGCAATCGCGAACGAGCGGAATGTGACGGTTGAGATCGTGGAGGGCGGGCGGACAATTCGCGTGTCGCCAATCTCTCCCGCTCAGGTGGATAGAATTCCGCTTGCGCCGAAAGGTGGAGTTCGGCTTTGATGCAAGACATGCCGCGCAAACTGCCATTGAACGTTATCCGAGAGAAGAACCGCCACGGAACCATCGTGTTCTATTATCGTGTCGGCAAAGGCCCCCGCACGCGCCTCGCCGGCGAACCGGGAACGGAAGAGTTCAAGCAGTCATATCGCGACGCGATCGCCGCAGAGCAGCCCGCACGCCCCCGCCAACGAGGCGACAGCCGCACGCTGAAATGGCTCATCGGTCAATATATGGAAAGCCGCCAGTGGGCAGATCTTGCGACCTCCACGCGAAAGGCGCGCGGCAATCTCTTCATTCAGATGCTGAAAAATGCTGGCGACAGCTTCTTTGCAGACATCTCCAAGAAGGACGTTGAGGCAGCCCTCGACGCGCGGGCCGGCACGCCAGGGCAAGCTAACGCTTTGCTGAAGGCGCTGCGCGGTGTCTTCGAATGGGCAGTCAAAGCAGACTTAACCGGCTTCGATCCGACGCATGGCGTCGACCGTCTCCAGTACAAAACGGACGGCTTTGAGCCATGGACATCTGAGGACGTTCATAAATTCTGTCTCAAGTGGAAGATCGGAACTCCGCAGCGCTTGGCAATGGAGCTGCTTCTCTGCTCTGGCCTTCGCCGGTCAGACATCGTGCGTGCCGGCCGCCAGCACATGAGCGGCAACACCTTCACGCTACGGACCCACAAAACCGGCGCCGAGATCACCGTGGAGTTTCCAGATCGCCTCATGAAGGTAATCGAAAAAACGAAGACCGGCGACCTCGCCTTTATCGTCGGCGAGAATGGCCGGCCCTTTACGGTCGAATCATTCGGGAACTGGTTTCGCAAACACTGCACGAAGGCCGATGTGGACAAAAGCGCCCACGGGCTGCGTAAACTATCCGCAACTTTGGCCGCGAATGCCGGCGCTTCATCGCACGAATTGATGGCTCAATATGGCTGGGCAACATCCAGGCAGGCAGAAATTTACACGAAAAAGGCCGATCGCAAGCGCCTTGGAATTCGCGCTTCGAAACTGGTTGCAGAACAGATTGAGATCGAACTCGCCCCGCACCTAAATCCCGGTGCGGGAAATATTCAAAATACCGAAGCAAAAACAACGGTCAAAAAATAA